AAGTAATCATCCATACTTTTGATGGATGTATTTTTCATTGTCTTTTTTTTCAATACTTGTGTGACTTTACCATCATCAGTCAATACCCAATCATTTATTTGTCCATCTCTCCAGTTCTCTATAAGCTTTGCATCTGGAAAAGATTCTCTGAACTCTTCTTCGTTATCGAAAACGTATCTTGGTATTCCCTTGATAATTCTTTTGTGCATCAACCACTTATCAAGTTACCCCAAACCATACACTTGCCATTTACAATCTCAATGACTTCGACTTGGAAGTTGCCATTTGGAAACCAGGTTACAATACTAAATGAGTGGTTCCAGTTATGTAGTCTGCCTCTCAGCCATTTGTTTTTTTCTCGAGACATATCTTTAAGACATCCAATCCCCCAAGCTCCAATCGTTCCTGCATCTAACTTAGTTAAAGTATGTCGTTGAATATCGTGAGTATGTCCGTACATAATGTTGGCTCCATATGTCTCGAGGTGTTTCTTGGCGTGATAGGTTGTTGCATATGTTCCGTGTATAAAGTTTAGCTTACCAATCTTTAATGGAACATTGTATTCGTAATACTTGTATCCTCTTTCTTTGAGTCTACAAGCTATTGGAAATGTGTAGTCACTCATATATGGATATTTTTCTACAAAATTATCTAACCATATTTCGTGATTACCCTGCAACATATATCTTTCTTTGACTTTATGTTTGTCCAAAACAGAGTCTATTATATCTAAACCTTCATTGACATCAGCAATATCTTGCTCACAATAAGGTATTTGATATTCAAGTGAAGGAAGTTTCTTACCCTTATACTTCCAAGCTGAAAAGTTGTGCCACTCTCCCACATCTCCAATGTTGATATAAATATCTGGCTTGACTATACCTATTGCTTGTAAAGCACAGGACAATGCCTTTTCATCGTGCAAAGGAAAATGCACATCGGGAAATACGATACCTCTTTTAAGCTTTAACTTTTTTACCATCTTCAGTAAGCAAACTTGTTATTTGTTCTTCAAACATATTTGTTGGGTCTATCTTTTCTGGCAAATCAACTAATTCAATAGTTTGAAATAAATCAATTAACCTTTCAAGAACGACTGGGTCCTCAGAAAACACTTCAGCATCTCGAAGCCTTTTAACTAAGAACTTCATATGCTTTATGCCTTCTACGAGTTCCATTATTTTTTTTCTTTCTTATCTTTAGGTTTATCTTCTTCAAGACCTTCTAATGCTTGATAAGCACCCCTTGCTTGTTCCATAGCTTTGTGAATTAAGTTTAGCTGCTCAACAAGTTTTTCTCTTTCGAGCACCAAGTTGTCAAACTGTTGTTGGTATTGTTCTTTTTTCTCTTTTACTTTTTTATCCATAGTGTATATGTCTCCTGTAGTTTGATAGAAGTTATTATCTTTGTTAGACTGTTTACAATAAATATCTTCATAAAGTCTCAAAAACTCATCTTTTTTTCAAAAGTAGAAAATAGTTCTTGGAAAAACAAAGATATTACCTTATCTTAAAAGACCTCTTTTGAGGTTGTCATATTAGGGTATTACCCTATTAGGGTACCCGTATTAGGGTATTCTTATTAGGGTTACCCTATTTGGGAACCCAAGACACACACTACATATTTGGGAAACCTAATAACTGGGTACCCTAATGCTGAAAAAAAATTACCAAAAAAATTACGCAATTTTGTGTGAGCTTGTTTTTTTGTGTAGACCCCCCACCCAAAGGCGAGGTTGGAAATTTGGTTTTGGGTTGAGATTTTGAAAACCCCAACCCCAACCCCATTACAGGACTATAATATTTTCCTGGTATTTATTATCGATTCTAATCCATTCCATATTAAATACATTAGTAGCGTAAAAACGACCATTTAAGCCCTTTTGATACTCTTTGTAATACTTAGGTATTATCTTGACGCTCTCGTCGCTAATTAGCACCTTACAACCCTGAATTTTAGTAAGCCTATTTAATAGCATAGCCTTTACAGATGAACTAACATCTAAACTCAAAATCTTACTTTTTAATATTTCCATTTTTTCTCCTCTGTAAATGGGTTTATCTTATACACCTTATAAGACATCAGGGCGGTAAAGTTCCCGTTTATTTTATATTTTTTTATATCCACAACTTATCCACAATTACTTTTGAATAATATCCATTTTATGCAGTTGTAATAGGTGTTCTAGCTCATCAAAATTTAAGTTGCTTGGGTTGGTGCTACTTTCAGGATATTCGACGATATAATGTATAATATCAGTGTTTAAATCAGTTATAATAACTTTATCAATCTGTATTTTTGGACATCCTCGATAATTATTTAAACTTATACCCTGTAATATATCCCAATGTTTTGAATGTGCGTCATAAAAATCCCCCTCCACAAATTCAATTAATACAGGATTATTTTTGTTTTTTATCTCAATTTTAAACATTATTTCTCCTCCTTGATTCTAAGTTTAAATTTTATTTTCTCGCCGTCGTGGGTTTCTCTCATATCCCATTCTAAATTACAAGCGTCTAAAAATCTTTTCTCGTCAAAGTTTTTATTTTGTTCTTTAAAATGTAAAAGCAAAAATTGTATAAATACTGGATTTAATACAAGATGATTAAAGTCATTCATATAACAAGTATCTTTTATTGCTTTTGCAAAAAATTCAAAGTTCTTTTTAGTCATTTTTTTTTCTCCAAAATTATTAATCTTATACCCCATATACCAATATAATTATATTTTGTTCCCAAATTTCTAAAAAAAAGTTATCAACAAGTTATCCACATACTAAAAGTTTGCTTATACGCTAATAATAAAATAAGGTTCCCATATATTTTCATATAGCCCTAAAACGCTTTAAAATAGCCCTTCAAAGCTATAAAGACGCTTTATTAATACCTAGCACTAAAAAAGTCTTTTATTAGCTTGTAGATAGCATTTAATAATTTTGTCGTCATAGAAATAAATTATTTTTATTTTTTCTGGAACTTTATTTTTATATTGTAGTATATGAGGTAAGATTAATAATTAATGGAGTTTATTATTATGACTTTAAAAAATAAACTTTTGTTATTAGGTATTAGTAAAGCCAAACAAATAAAAGTAGAAAGGGCAAAATACTTATCTAATGACAACGGAAAATTTGTTAGGTTAAGAGGGCAGAAGTTCCCTCTTGAAAGTGGCAAGTATTACAACTGCTCAGATTCAGAGGCAATATTACGAGCTATTGACGAGGCAGTAAATATATATTGGGAATATAAACCAATATATAAATAAATTAATTGTGATATGTTCGAAATTGTGTGTATTTCCACGCAGAACATATAGAGATGAGATTGTGTGATAGCAGGAAGTTAGGTGAGGTATCTAACCACAATTAAAAAAAGTCTGGAACCTTAAAAGGTTTCAGGCATATAATAAGTAAACAAAGGAGAACTTATGTATAAAGATAAGTATCAAGTAAGTGGAACAATAACCACAAAAAAAATACTTTATCAAGAAGTAGTGGCAGATAGTAAAGAAGAGGCAATAAAAATTGCACTAAAAAATGGTTATCAATGGGACACTGATGACTTATGCACAGAAGAAAGCGGATTAGAAGAAATAACTGCACAACATATTGATACAATATGGGAGGAGGATGACGAATATTAAAAAAAGTCTGGAACCTTTATTGATTTAAAGCATTAGAGTAATATAAACAAAGGAGAATATATGTATAGAAATGTGAGTGAACATAGTTTTATAAATATAAGTAATCAGTATCACCAACATAAAGATAATTTTTCTTATGATGGCAAGAAGGCACTATATAAATATTTAGTGGATTTAGAAGAAGATACAGGACAAGAAATGGAAATGGATTGGATTGCTATTTGTTGTAGTTATGGAGAATACGAAAGTGAACAAGAATTATTAGAGCAATACAATGAAAAAAGTCTTGACGATATTATGGATAAAACAGAAGTAATAGAGTTTAAGCATTATGATAAGCCACAAGATTATATGAGTGATAATTGGACTTATAGATATATTGTATTAGAATATTAAAGACTTGGGGGTGGTGGATATTGTCGCCACTCTTTGCGAGAGAGTGTTGGTTAGAGTATTATAGCGTGGTGCTACTTGTGTAAGTAGTAATGGTTCAGACAGAACACAGCCTTAAACTGAGAAAATGTAGGATACACTGCAAAAGTTATGTGAGAATATGGCAATAGCACAATGAGAATATCAGACGAGATAATGCATAATCATTATATTCAGAAGCCCCCTGCGTAATTAAACAAAGGAGAACAAATGAACGAAGATAGAAGACAGATGATTTCAAATGGCATACAAAACACAGGACTAAACCAAACAAAGTCTTATGCGTATTGTATGTTTAGAAACACCGCACCAATGTTAGAAGATTGTATGACAATATTGGAAGAGTGTGGAGATGTAGAAGACACCAAAGAATATCAAGGAGAAGAAGAAGAAAGAGCAATAGATAGAGTAATTGAGATGGCGTGTGAGATTGCAGAGATGTATGGATTTATGATACACGAAGACGAATAAACAAAGGAGAACAAATGAACGAATACCAAAAAGACAGAGACGCACAGAAAAAAATAAATTATATCTTACTGAAACAAGTAATTGAAAATCTTGATGAGTTGGAGAAGGAGTTAAATCTAAACTCAAAATCATTTAACACAGAAGGATATAGAGTAGGAATGAATAAAAGAATATTAGAAAAAATAATTGGGAACATTAATTGCTAATATGAGTATATATAATAAACAAAGGAGAACAAATGAAAACATACAAAGAGATGTATGAACTACAACAAGAACACGAAGTGGAGAATGTGTATAATAAGTTTTGTGATTATGAACACATTAGACTTGGTGGAGAATACAATATGATAACAGAAGTCAGAGGTGTCTTAGAGGAGTTAGAGTTTATGGATAGCCCTTTACAAGACAAAGAAAGTTATTTCTATATCCAAGAGAACTATGATAGAATAGTTGAGGAGCTTGGAGATAACTTGGAGAAGTATGATGATGGAGAAGGATATTGGATAGTAGATATTAAATACAAAAGAAAAGAGGACTAATGAATAATTACGATAAAATATTTGAAGTCTTGAAAGAGTGGTATAGTGTTGAACAGATAGATAAGATTTGGGAAATGCTTAAAGACTTTGATAGCAAACAAACAAAGGAGAACAAATGAAAGAATATGTGTGTGAAGTAAATTTAGTTTTTAGTGGTAATAACTTTGAAGCAAAAAACAAAAAGGAATATGTAGAAAAAGTAAAAAATACCTTTAAAGACGAGTTTAATATTGAATTAGATGATGAGGAAATTACAAACATACAAAACACAGACGAAAATTATTCAGAAGTTGAATTAGAAAAAGACATTAAAAATAACTTATATGGAGAGGAGTATTAATGAATATAAATATAGAGTTTGAAAACATAAAAACTAAATACAGATGGGAACATCCAAGAGATAAAACAAAAGCCATTGCTAATCTGGTAAATGTAGAACTACATAATCAACTACAAGAAAAAGATGAGGTTGAAAATGTAGCAGACTACAATGTAGAGTTGTTTGGAATGGGAGATTGTGCATATAGAATACGAATGAACTATGTATATACTATCGTCTGCACAATTAGAGAAGGCAATGATATTAATACCTGCGTTCAGATATTAATGAATCACATATGGTATCAAAACAGATACTTTATGGATAAAGTAGATAGAAGTTGGAGATAGAAAAAAAAGATGGGAACTTTATTTAGCAAGAGGAGTATAATGATTAGTAAAATAATAACATACATAATTAGTTATGTGATGATGTTCATTGGGATATTGTATATCATAATGACAACACTACTAAAACTAATTGGAATAAAGGAGGAAAAATGACTGATAAAGAAATAACTCAAATAATAAAAGAGTGGGTAAAAGAAACTAAATTTCCTTATGGTTGGGTAGAAGGATTCTTAGACGCTTGTAAAGGTTGTGAGGAGCATTGGGAAAACACAGAGGAAAATAAAAAACCATTGATAGAAAACTATCTATTGTATGGAAACTGGGAGGATTGGAAAAATGAAAAGTAATAAACTAACAGATAAAGAGTATGATACACTATGGAGATTGCTTGAAAAAGCAAATGTCTTGTGGCAGTATTTTGAGAAAG